GTATTTTAAAATCATTGAGTTGTGTTAAAAATGCCCCAACAGTTATTGAAGACGTAGATATAAACCGCCTAGCTGAAATCTGTGAAGCAGAGCGTGAGGGGAAATTGGTGGTTTTGCCTTGCGAGGTTGGGGATACGGTATACACGCTTGAGGAAAGATGTGGCAACGAATGGGTTGAGGACATTAATTGCGGGTTTTGTGACATAGGGCTTTATGGTAATAAGGACACTTGCTGTAAAGAACTGGCAGTAAGAAAAACTGTAGTTGAAGACCCATTTAATTTTAAATATAGCGATGATATGTACACATCACAAAGGGAAGCCGAAAAAGCACTTGCAGAAATGGAGGCAAACAATGAAAACAATAACGATTAAAGTTGATGATAAATACGCAGGGATAATATCTGCAACATTTATAGGGTTAAATCAAGTCTATACATATGTATCAAGCACGGTAGAACAGATATATGATGGTATGGTTATCACAATAGACGATAACGGCAAGGCAAAAACGGAGGAAAACAATGAATAACAAAAAAATATGCAAGTTTAATAATAATTTAGGCTACTGCTCAATTCTAACCAATCGCAAAACATCAAAACATGGTGATAGCATTATGCGTTGCACTGGTTGGGACGATAAATGCAAATTTGCCAAAACAGAGCAACAATTCACTGACGATAATGACAGGTCGATATTCGTTTGCAGACAAAAAGGATTATGCGATAAATGTAAATACACCGAAGCGAAATGCAAGTTGAGTATGGAGGGATAGTGTGAATATTAACGATACTAAACTATATCTTAACCAAGCATTCTTTTTGGACAAACAAATTAATTCGCTGATAAAAGTAAAGGAAGAAAACATAAGCATTGCACAACCATCAAAAACAAATTCGCAAGAAAACATTTACATAAAAATAATTGACCAAGGCGAATTGATTAACCAACAGATAGATAAATTAGTTAATATCCGCAACGATATAGAACAACTGATTAACACCGTTAGCGATACAGACGGGCAATCGATATTGCGTATGCGTTATTTAGCGTATATGTCAATGGCAGATATAGCAAACATCATGGGGTGTACCAGAACAACGGTATACAGAAAATATGATAATGCGATATTAGAGTTGGAGGGAGTATGGGAAACCGTGTGAAATTTAGAAACAAATACGATGATGGCACGATAGAAACCTGCTACGAATCGTTATGTTTGGCAATAATCGAACAGTCGGTTAGGGATTACAAAAAAGCGTTAGAGGCTGAAATGAAATGTGAGGACCTGAACGCACGCAGAGTAATCAGAGAGTTGGAAACATTTTTTAAATCTGATTGGTTTGCACAGCTATCACGGCTTGATGGTAGGCTATTAATTAAAAACGTGAGGAAAATTATATTAAATTAAAATGATACACTATGTTACACATGGTATGTGCTATTATATAAATATAGAGATACGCAAAGTTAGGGAAACAGTTGCTACACACTTAATTAATTGGACTATGTTTCCATCTTTGCTATCTCTATAACCTCTCTTTCATTTCTTTTCCTCCTTAATAAATCACCCTTGCAATAGTGAGGGTGGTTTTATTTTAATGCGTTATGCACTCTAATTCAAACGCTATGGGGGTTATTTGGAACGATAGAGGATTAATTAATTAAACTATGCTATAAAATTTAATCAGCTTAAAAACAGCCTTAGAATTCGTTCTATGGCTATAAAATTAACTGGAGGTGTTACCCATGAATGCTAGACAAAAGAAATTCGCTGAATATTACGCGCAGTGCGGTAACACCGTTCAAAGTGCTATTAAAGCGGGATACTCTGAGGCTTACGCTAATTCAACGGCTTGCAAACTGCTAGAAAATGCAAGAGTTGCAGAGTATTTAAAGTCTTTATCGGAAAAAGCGAGTAAAGAACGCATTCTCACAGCGATTGAACGGCAGGCTATGTTGTCGGATATTGCAAAAAAAGAATATGAAAATCAGTCCGACAGAATAAAAGCTATTGATACCCTGAACAAAATGACTGGTGAATATATTGACAGGGTCGAACTCTCGGGCGAAGTCAACACTAACGCTGATAAGCTTGATAAGATACTGGAGCAGCTCAATGAGTAGCGAACATCTTATTCTATCGCCAAAGTATAAAGCGTTCTTGAAGCATAACGCACCTGCTGAATTCCTTGAAGGAACTACCTATGCCGGTAAAACTACTGTGGGCATAGTCAAGTTTATGCTTAAAGTTGCTCAATCGCCTAAAAAACTTCATATTCTTTCAGGGCTTGACTTGGGAACGATTGAAAAGAATATCATAAACAAGGATTTAGGAATAATCGATATATTCGGCTCACTTGTTATTTACAACGCAAGCGGTAAAGGACAACACTCCTTGCCCCATCTAGCGTATCAAGATAAGATTATCTATGTCTTAGGTTATGATAATAAAGCACGTTGGAAAAAGGCTCTAGGCGGGCAATACGGCTGTTTGTACATTGATGAGATTAACATTGCTGACATGGAGTATGTGCGTGAAGTTTCAATGCGTTGCGATTATTTCATGGCAACGCTTAATCCCGATGATCCATCACTTCCGATTTATGAGGAGTACATAAATCACAGCCGGCCACTGCCACAATATGAACAAGATGCACCAGAGGAATTGAATACTATGCTTTGTGAAGAACCAAAGCCCGGTTGGGTGCATTGGTTCTTTTCTTTTGAGCATAACGCCGGACTAACTCCGGAGAAAAAAGCACAGATTATAAGCAACGTGCCTGTTGGTACAAAGCTTTATAAGAATAAAATACAAGGGCTTAGAGGACGTTCTACGGGGCTTGTATTCAACCTTGAAAAAGAAAGCATAATTACACTCGAGCGTGCTAAAAAGTTCAAGTTCAGCCGTTTTTCGTGTGGTGTGGATACGTCATACAGCCCTAATAGCGATGATACATTCGCATTTATATTCGGTGGCATTACGACCTGCCGAAAGTGGGTAACACTGGCGGAGGAAGTTTTCAACAATAAGGATAAAGAAATTCCTCTTTCTCCGTCAGATATACCACCTTTATTGATGAAATTCCTCGAGAAGTGCCGCTCTTATTTCGGTTTTGGTAAGAATGTGTTTATCGATAACGCTGATAGTGGAACAATTATCGAGTGCCAAAAATACAAGAGGTTTCACGGCTCTCCATATATATTTCAAAAGTCTTGGAAGAAAACTCAAATTATCGACCGTATCAATCTTCAAAGCGGTTGGATGGCTCACGGGGATTTTCTCATTGTGGATACTTGTAAAGAGTCCATTAGGGAGCTTAATCTCTATTCATGGCAAGAGAAAAAAGACGCTCCAGAGGATAGAAATGACCATACAATAAATGCAAGCCAATATGCGTGGTTACCGTTTAAATCATACATAGGCAACATAAAGGAGGGCGAAAAGCCTTGAATATAGGCACAATTATAGATTATCTGAATAAAAACAAGGGTTATAATATCCCGTCTGAATACTATGGCAATATTTCAGTATGGCGTAACTGGTGGAAAGGCTTTCATAAGCCGTTCCATGAGTTTACGGAGGTTAACGGCGAAAACCGAATAAAAAGAAAACTTTTCACTCTCAAGATGGCTAAAAAAGTTTGTGAGGATTGGGCAAGCATCTTACTCAATGAGAAAACTCAAATTGTTATTGACGATAAAGCCTCCTCTGAATTCGCACAGGGCGAAGATGGAACAGGCGGTGTATTCGGTGACAATGACTTTTGGCAACAAGGAAATGCTTTGGTTGAAAAGGCTTTTTATAGTGGTACTGGTGCATTTGTTGTTAAATTATCGGGAATGGTTTTATTAGGCGAAACAGTGGTTAAAAATGATAATACTAAAATATCTATTAACTATTTAACTGCTCACAACATCATACCTTTAACTATTAGACATGGTAAAATCATAGACGTGGCTTTCGTATCTGAAATCCTTGAAAAAGGTAAAAAATATATTTACCTTGAAACTCATGAGCTTACTGACAGTGGCTATAAAATCACTAATCAATATTTCAACCATGAGAATGAACAGCTAAAAGAGCAACCACTCCCTGCTGGAATTGTTCCAACAATAAACACAGGTTCGAATACTCCTTTGTTCAGCGTTTTCTCACCCAACATCGTAAACACGCATAGTAATTCAAATGGTTTGGGTATGTCGGTGTTCGCTAACGCTGTTGATAATCTGATGGGCGTTGATTTAGCTTTTAATAATTTAAACAGAGATTTCAAGCTTGGTGGGAAAAAAGTGTTTTACGCCGAAGCTCTTATGCAGACTGACGGGGACGGCAATAAAATTACGCCCGATGATGTTATGCAACAGCTATTTTCAGTGGTGGGCGACTTGCCAATTAATGAAAACGGACAGAATAACCTCATGCAAGAATATAATCCATCGCTAAGAGTTGCAGAAAACAAAGATGGCATACAGGCACAGCTTGATTACCTAAGTTTTAAGTGTGGACTAGGCACAAAACATTATCAATTTAATGCGGGTAGCGTAGTCACAGCCACGCAGTATACAGGCGACAAGCAAGAACTGATACAAAACGCCGCTAAACATTATATTGCAATAGAAAAGGCATTAAAACAGCTCGTAAAGGCTATCTTATGGGCAGGAAAAGAGATACTTGGACAGCCTGTTAATCCCGATGCTAAAATAACGATTAACTTTGAAGATAGTTACGTTATTGACAAAGAATCCGAACGCCTAAGAGATTTACAAGAAATTCGTGATGGCTTAATGCAAAAGTTTGAGTATCGTATGAAATGGAAAGGCGAAGATGAGGCTACCGCTAAAGCTATGACGGGGGCAGAGGTTTCAAACGATGAGTTGATGGGGTTTGGTGATGTATAATGTTAACACCATCATATCTTGAAAATATTCCGCAAAAACTTATTGAATTGTACGCAGAGGTTGAAGCTGATATTATAGCAGATATGTGTGCAAGGCTATCTAAAATGGATTTTATCCCCTCCACTGAATGGCAATATAAAAAGCTTATCGAGATGGGATATATGCATGATTATATTGTTGAACGGCTATCGGCTGTATCAGGTGTAACCAAAAAAGAAATAGAACAGCTTATGACTAAATCGGGAATACAAGCCTTGAAAGCAGATTCCGTTATTTATAACAAGGCAGGGCTTAACGCTCCAGCGATAAACGGATCACCAGCATTACAACAGGTGTTACAGGCTGGAATTAATAACGCTAATGGCTTATTTGAAAATCTAACAAGAACAACAGCTGATACAGCGACAAGGCAATTTGAAAATATATTAGATAGAGCATGGTTGCAAATTACAAGTGGTGCCTTTGATTACAATACCGCTGTTCGTACAGCCGTTAAGGACTTAACCAATAAAGGCATAAAATCAATAGAATACCCCTCAGGGCATACTGATTATCTTGATGTTGCTGTAAGACGTGCAACCGTCACTGGGGTTAATCAGACGGCTTTAAAGTTACAAGACACTCTTGCTGATGAGTTAGGCTCTGATTTGGTGGAAACATCTGCACACAGTGGTGCTAGACCCTCGCACGCTGAATGGCAAGGCAAAGTGTTTAGCCGTTCAGGTACTCATGAAAAATATCCAGACTTCAAGAAAACCACAGGTTATGGAACGGGTGCAGGGCTTGGGGGTTGGAATTGTAGGCATAGCTTTTTTCCATACTTCGAGGGAATGGAACAAGTTTACACAAAATCAGAGCTATCAGAAATGGAAGCTAAGGATTACGAATACAATGGACAACAGTTAACCGAATATGAGGCTACACAGAAGCAACGTGCCATTGAACGAAACATTCGCAGGTGGAAGCGTGAGCGAATCGGAATGGAATCAGCAGGACAGCCTACGGATGAAGCTTCTGCTAAGCTATCTAAGTGGCAGGGCGTACAAAAAGATTTCATTGAGCAGACGGGATTGAAAAGACAATTTGCTAGAGAATAGGAGGTGTTTAAAATGGTAATCAGAAACCGTTCACAAAATATAAATTTTGCGTGAAAGGTAGGTGGTCCAATATCTCGCTTGATGTGTGCGTTAACATATCTTGTCTTTAAGCACAGACGTTAAACAGGCTTATTATTTATGCAAATTCGCCGACCACAGGCGTAATTGGTGGGGTAACACGTGGTGCGACCACGTAAAAAAGCGTAGTTACGGAAAGGATATAACTATCATGGAAAGAAAATTTTTAGAAGATTTAGGACTCGAAAAAGACGCTATCGATAAAATTATGTCTGAAAACGGAAAAGACATTGAAACTGAAAAGGCTAAGGTTACGGCTGAAACGGATAAGCTTACAAAAGCTAATGAAACCATCACACAACTACAGGACACTGTAAAAAAGTTTGATGGCGTAGATGTTGATAAGCTTAAAGGTGACCTTACAGCGTTGGAAACTAAATATAATACTGATTTATCAGCGACTAAGCTTAACAACGCTCTTGAAATGGCTCTTATAACTGGCAAAGCTAAGAACACAAAGGCGGTTAGAGCTTTGCTGGATACAGAGAACATAAAGCTTGACGGTGATAAGCTGTTAGGGCTTGATGAACAGTTAACCAAACTTAAAACGGATAACGCTTATTTGTTTGAAGAAGTAAAGGCTGACGATACTACTGTAAAAGTTAATAGCGGTGCAGACCATCAAGAGCCATTGGGTGGCGAAACAGATAAATTTTTAAGTGCCGCAAGGTCGGCGGCAGGCTTATCGACTGAAAATACAAAATAAAAAAATAAAAAAATAAAAGGAGATTTATATTATGGCAAACAGTTTAGATTATGCTAAGAAATTTTTGCCCATAATCGATGATATTTATAAAGCGTCAGCGATTACAGAGGGCATTGACACAGGAACAAGAGTCGACTTCACAGGCGTAAACGAAGTTAAGGTTTTAAAGGTATCAACTACTGGATTAGGTGACTATTCCCGTACTGATGGCTATCCTAAGGGCGATATCACAGCAAGTTGGGAAACTCTACAGCTTACAGAAGAGAGAGGAAAAGAACTCTCTATCGACCGTATGGACGATGAGGAAACGCTTGGAATGGTGTTCGGTACTGTTACAGGACAATTCATGCGTGATTGGGTTATTCCTGAACTTGATGCATATAGATTCGCTAAATATGCAAGTACATCAGGCATTACAACTACAACAGCGGCGGTGCTAACTAAGGATAGCATTCTAGCGGCGATTGATGAAGCTGTAAGACAGATGGATGAAGATGAAGTACCAGCAGAGGGTAGACGTTTATATGTGAGCAGTGACTTGAAACCAATCCTAAATTCAGCACTAAATCGTCAATGGGGCAGTGATGGCACGGTTAACACGGTGCTAGCTGGCTATAACAATATGCCTATTATCTATGTACCTAAATCACGCTTTTACACAGGCATTACTCTTGCTGATGGATCCGCAGCGTGGGGCTTTGCAAAAGTGGCTCCCACTTATGTATTAACCGCGGAACAGCCTGCTGATTGGACTACCAAATACAAGGAATATTTTACTGTCAGTGACGGCGTGTACAGCTCTGTAACGGGCGAAACCGCTCCGACATGGGCCGAGGATACGTACTATAAGAGAACGGCTGTTGGTGCGTCGGACATCAACTTCATGATTATCTATCCAAATGCAGTTTTGCAAGCTAAGAAGTTTGCTCTTCCTAAGATTTTTAGCCCTGATGTGAATCAGGATAAGGACGCATGGAAGTTCCAGTTTAGATTATACCATGACGCTTTTGTTTATGAAAACAAAGTTAAGGGTGTATATCTGCACAAATCAACTACTTAAAGGGGGCTTAAAATATGCTAATAGCTAAAGACGGCATTAGCCGTGAGATTGACGAAAAGAACTTGCAAGTGTACAAGGATAAAGGGTATGTACCAATTGAGGATAAGACACCTACAAAGCCTCCTGTTGAAGATGTAGACGATAAGCCTCTTGAAAAAATGACTGTTGATGAGTTGAAAAAGTTTGCAACTGAAAACGGCGTTAATATTTCAGGTGTAAAAACCAAAGCTGAAATCCTTGAAATCATTCTTTCCAACGCTCCAGATGAGGAGTTAAAGGAGGGATAATCATGCCTACCTATGAATTCTACGTTAGCACCTACATGGGCAATCAAATAGCAGAACATGACTTCCCTCGCCTTATAACAAGGGCGGGGGTTTACGTTGAAAACTTATGCGTAACAGCTGACGAAAGTAAGTTAAATATGGCTATTTGTGCAGTTGCTGAAGCGTGGCAGACTAATGAACAGGGTGGCGAACTAGCGAGCCAATCAGTAGGAGGTTGGAGTAAATCTTATCAGCAAGCCAAACCTAAGACCAACGAGCAAAGGCTACTAGATGCCGTTAAGATGTATTTAGGCAATGGCACAACTGTGAGGTGGTGCTGATGTTTAATGACGTTGTGACGGTATATAACAAATATGTAGAAAACAAAGTCGAAAAATGGCAGAGAACCGTTTTGAAAGGTGCCTTTTGGAATTCCATCAAAGGTGCTATTATGCGTAAAACTGGCGTTACATCTACTGATAGCTTACAATTACTTATCCCTTGCAATACACGCGCAAATCGAGCCTACAAGCCACCTAAAGAATGGGCAGGGTTAGAGGATAAAGAAAGCTTTTGGACGCTCCAGGGCGGCGATATAGTGGTTAAGGGCGATGTAGATTATGAGGTTGAGAAATCGTCATCGGAGTTAAAACAACTTGACGATTGCTTGACGATAACAAGCATAGACTACAAGCCTTTTGGTGGCAGTATGTCACATTGGGAGGTATCGGCGAAATGAAAGTTGTTGCAAATCTTGATGATGTCGGAACAATGCTTAAAAAGCGTGGGCTAGAGCCTAACGGCAAGGTGCAGAAATTATTTACTACAACGTGTGCAAAAGAAATGGATCCTTATATTCCAATGCAACAGGGCATTTTAAAGAATACACGTCAAATAGGTGTTGATAAAGTCACTTATAACAGCCCTTATGCTAGGTTTCAATATTATGGTAAGGTTATGGTCGGCGTTAAATCTCGAAGTGCTTTTGCTGATAAAGGCGAGCGTAAAGAAGTTACTGATAGAGATTTAAAATATCATGGTGCTCCTAAGCGTGGAAAGCTATGGGATAAGCGTATGTGGGCAGACAAGAAAGATAAAATCTTGAATGATGTCGCAAAATCGGCAGGGGGTAAAGCTGAATGAGTTTATTAAAAGCGTTGCAAGATTATCTATGCGAATATGACAATATGGATATGCGTCCAGTGTCAGAAGTCCTAACAGACCAAACAGGCGAATATCCCTCAAGCTATGCTCTTGCCCCCTCTGGCAATGGTAAGACCAGTATAGATGTATTGGGCAACCGTTCATATCAGAATAACTATGTGTTCTATGCTAAGGAAAATTCAGCTGATGAAGTCGATAGACAGGATAACCATGACTTCCTAGAAGATTTTTCAAACTGGCTAGAAGAACGAAACGATAATCATGACTTCCCTACCTTACCACAAAATTATGAGGTAGAGGAAATACAAGTAAGTAATGCTATGCTTTTTGATTTATACGAAGATGGCACAGCATTATACCAGATACAAATACAACTAATTTTTAGAAAAAGGAGAATTTAATTATGGCTATTACAGGTACAGGAAGTATTAAGCGTAAAGATTTTATGCTGTTTGCAGACGTTGCAGAAATGCCAGATACGCCTACGTGGGAGCTTATCGGTGATAAGGTTGAGGAAATGTCACTAGCAATGAATCCAAATGTAGCAACCGTTGCAGATGTTTTAGGAAACACCACAACAGCACTTGATAAGTATGAGGTGCAAACTGATGTATCCCCTATGAAAGCAAAAAAGGAAAGCAAGCTATTTAATATTTTGTATGAAATAGTGCGTGATGAAAAAACGTTATCAGACGTTGAAAGAACGTTCTTGTGCGTTAATGTTTTTGATTCGACCACAACAGGAGAAGAGCCTGATATTAAGACTGTTTATGCCGCATGGACACAAAAGGCAGTTGTTGCGGTACAGTCTTACGGTGGTAACACAGAGGGGCTTGACCTACCTTTCAATATTCATTGGACTGGTAAGAAAACTTACGGCACCTTTGACCCATCAGCAAAGACGTTTACAGCAACAGTATAAAAACACGCCCCGTTAATAGCGGGGCTATTATTTTGAGGAGTGAGATGTATGGCCATTAATATTAATATCGACAAAGGAGTAACCCATATCCCTGTTACAAGAGATGGGGAAAGCGTTGGTGCTATATCTTTTAACGCAAACAGCATAGAGTTTGCAGAGGGCTTTTATACTTTACTAAAAAGTTTTGATGGGCGAATGAGTGAATTTGAAAAGAAAGCAATAAAGCTTGACGGCGTTACAAAAGTTGACGAGTTCGGCTTCCCTATTAATACAAAAGAAAAGTTACAATTAATTAAAGAAACTTGCGAATATATGCGTGAAGAAATCGATAAGCTTTTTGGGGAAAACACTTGCAGTGTAGTGTTTGGTGATTCAAATACGCTGGATATGTTCAGCCAATTCTTTGAGGGCGTAATTCCCTATTTTGAAAAAAGCCGTAGTTTGAAAATAGCAAAATACACAAAAGGCAAGCCTGCTAAATCGACGGGGCTAAAATAAATGAATGCGTTATTCGATAAGCTGCCAACTGTCGCAGTGATAGATGGCGAAGAATACGAAATTAACACGGATTTTAGAGTATGTTTGAAGATAATGATTGCGTTAGAGGATATAGAATTAACGCCTCTTGAAAAGCAACTTGTAGCATTGGAGTTGCTTTATAAAAAAATGCCTGTTAATGTAAAACGGGCATCAGAATTAGCAATGTTATTTTTAAATTATGGTGAAGAAATTACAGAAGAAAACGCTAGCGATTCAGAAAAAGTTTATAGCTTTGAAAAGGATTCTAAATATATATTAACCGCATTTCAGCAAACATACAGCATAGATTTAGATAAAATTGAGTATATGCACTGGTGGAAGTTCAGCTATATGTTTTTGGATTTAAAAGAGGACTGTTTTTTCACTAAACTAATTGATTTGCGTAACCGTAAAAATAAAGGCAAGTTGTCGAAAGAAGAAAAGGAATATTGCTATAAAATAAAGAGTATTATAGAATTACCAAAGGTTAAAACAGTTGAAGAAATACAGGCTGAAAACAGGTTCATGGAATTACTGGGTGAAGATTGACAAAAAACTTTTCTTATTGTATAATAATAGAAATTAATTAAGGAGGGGCTTTATGTCTAATATTTTTAACAAGCTGAGGGTATTGTCCTATGTATTTTTAGTGTTAGGACTGATTGGGTGTTTGGTGATGTTTTTTAACCTGTCAACAATTGAGGTTGTAGACGTAAGAGAAGTAGCACACTACACAATATCGGAGCCTGAAGCAGTTTTCAGCCCGATAGGCTTTTTCGGTTCGCTTGGTGCGACTATTAGCGTTGTAATATCATTCTTTGCATTGCGGGCTGTTGCAGAAATAGGTGGGATAGTTGAAACAATCCACTACAACGTTAAAACGCTAGAAAAAACAGAGGAAAAACAAAAGCAAACAAATTAATTATATCAATTTAATAACCGCAAAGCACTTACAAATAATGTAGGTGCTTTTCTTATGCCCAAAATAGAAACGAGGTGAAATAATGGCAGACGGTAGTATAGTAATTAGTACTAAAATAGACCAAAGTGGATTTAATAAAGGAACAAAACAGCTTGAAAGTGGGCTTTCCAGTATTAAAAATTCACTCAAAAACCTTGCAGTAGCGGCGGGAATAGCCTTTGGAACTGCTGCTATAGTTAACTTTGGCAAGGCGTCAGTTAAATCGGCAACAGACTTAAAAAATGCCATGACAGGACTAAAAAGCATTATGGACGGGCAAGGGCGTAGCTTTGCAGAGGCACAAGGATTTATTGATAGCTATACCAAAGACGGACTAATTCCAGCGACAGATGCTATAACAGCGTATAAAAACCTTGCGTCACGTGGATATGATACAAAACAAATTGAGCAGTCCTTGATTGCGTTGAAAGATAGTTCCGCTTACGGAAGGCAAGCTTCTTTGACGATGGGTGAGGCTGTGAGGTCGGCGTCGGAAGGATTAAAAAATGAAAACAGCATATTGGTTAAATTAATCAGCCCACTAAGAGGGCGACTTCTTAGTGCATAACCCGAATGACGGTTAAAACCCAGAGATGGACAAGACCGTAGCGTAAAACATAAGAACTACGCTCTAGAGACTGCCAAGGGCAACTTGATTAAATGGAGTTGACATTGCACAACCCCTGTGTTACAATAGACATAGAGGTGATTACATGGCAAGAGTAGTAAAATATAACGTTAGAGTTTGTGAGAAGTGCAAAGAAGAATATTTGCCTAGAAGTTCAACGCAAAGTTGGTGTGATAAATGCCTAACTAAAAAGTGTGAATATTGTAGGAGCGAATTTCACGTGCAGAAGAAAACGAAATTTGAAACTGCTAAATTTTGCTCAGTTGAATGTAAAGGTAAATACAGTTCAGCACACTATGTGGGGAAAAACAGTACCGCTTATAAAAATGGTAATCGTACAAAAGTAAAAATTATTTGTGATAACTGTGGGAATGACACTTACAAAGAACAACAACACGTTGATAATTGGGTGCATAATTTCTGTGGCAGGGAATGCCAAATAGATTTCTATCGGAAGCCAGAAAATAAATTAACTGGCAAAGACAGCCTGAAGTACTCACAAGTAGACGTAAAATGTGAATGGTGTGGAAAACCTTTCAAGTCATATCTATCTACAAGGGATAAAGTTAGATTTTGCTCACAAAAGTGCAGAAATGACTGGCAATCCGATATGATGAAGGGTGAAAATCACTATAATTGGCAAGGTGGGAAATCCGAAGAACGTGCTCTTGATATGGTGAGTAGGGAATATCGAGAGTGGCGTAAAAGTGTATTCGAGAGAGATGCTTACACTTGCCAATCGTGTGGAGATGACAAAGGTGGAAACCTTAGAGCACATCACATAAAATACTACAAAGATTACCCACTATTAAGGCACGACACAAACAACGGCATAACGCTATGTGAAAAATGTCATATTAAAATCCATTCCAAAAATTAAGTTGGATATACAGTCCGAACTATCGATATAATCTAAAAATGAAACGATAGAGCACCGCAGAAATGACGGTGCTTTTCTCATGCCTAAAATGAGAAAATAACAAAATGTGATAATGCTGGTGTAACCAAAAACGTATCAATGATGTGGAAAGAGTACGCCCGTAGTATAGGCGTCGGAGTTGATAGCCTTACTAAACAGCAGAAAATTCAAGCTGAAGTATTGGGTATCATGGAAGAAACTAAGTTCCAAACTGGTGACGCTGCAAAGGCTGCTAATAGTTTTTCAGGGCAGATTTTGCAACTACAATTCAGTTTTAACAATTTGAAGATAGCTGTCGGAAATGCAATCATGCCAATAGCACAGGCGGTGTTACCACAAATAAATGTAATGATAACAGGCTTTACCCGCTTAGCTAACACGGTTGCACAATTTACAACTGCCTTATTCGGTAAACAAGTTAACACGCAAAAACAAATAGCTGATACAGCGAATTCAGCGTCAAAGGCACAAGACAAGCTTTCGAAGTCGACCACAAAGGCAGGCAAAGCGGCGAAAAACAGCCTTATGAGTTTTGACGAACTCAACGTATTACAAAGCGATTTAACAGACGAAGATACACCATCACCATTAATTGACGGTGGTACAGAATTGTCTGATATCGACCCATTAAAAGGTGAAATAGGTGGGGATATCGAAATATCGCCAAAGATACAGGAATTAGTCGATAAGTTTAAAAGTGCATTGATTAAGATTAAAACCTTTTTTATCGACTTTGAACCTTTGCTGTCAGGCTTAGCAACTGTTTTTTTGGCGGCGTTTGGTTTTCATTGGATAAAACAAGCCGTTGCTAAGTTTATGGGCGTGAAGGCAATTGCTAGTGTGGTGCTAGCGGTTAAGGATTCGTTTTTGGTATTTCTCTCCGCTTTAAAATTAACTCAAAATCCTTTGTTCGCTGCCAAAGAGGGGGTAAAAGCTTTGTGGGGTAGTTTTAAAGGATTTATGAAAGGCTTGTCGCCAATGGCAAAAGCCGCCGTTACGCTTGTTGCGATGGCGGCAGTTTTTATTACTGTATCTAAAACGGTTAAGACGTTTACGAAGTCCTCTAAAGGTTTAAAAGATTGGAGGAAATTATTACTAAATACTATACCCGTGATGGTTGCGGCGGGCGTTGCGTTATACGCAATGTTAGGACCTGCTGGATTAGTTGCGGGGGCTATCGCATTAGTAGCTGGAGCAGTTAAAGGATATTCGGACGCACAAAAAGAATTGTCACAACAGAGGGTGAATGAATATTTCGAGGGTGTGGCGTTATCAGCAGAAGATTTAACTGGCGTACTCTCGCCAATGACAAGTCAATTTGAATCGCTGTCTGATAAAATATCAGAACACAAAAGTGCAGCTGAAGAACTTGACAAAGAGTATGCTAACACCACTGGAAGCCTTGATATGCTTTACACAAAATTAGGTGATGGTGTAACTCAAATACCCGAAGATGTCAACGGAATATACGAGGGGCTATTGAGCCTTGCAGACGCATTAAAAACCACAACAGACTCGGACACGGCTTATTATTTTAACACATGGAGTGAAGTTTTTGAGAATACTAACACGCTAACGACAACCCGTGAGGGCGAAATTCTTGCAAACATCATCAAACTGGGCGATGATAAAAAGCTAAAAATAGAAGAAATAGAAGGGAAAATCACAGAAGTACACGAAGAGGCAAAAAGACGTAACGTTGATGGAGCTATAACTTATACAGCAGAAGAACTTGCAATACTCGAAGGATTTCAAGGCGACCTTGATAAGTTAATGCAAACGGAACGAAACAAGCAGATGGCAGCAAATCAAATCGAAGCAGAAAACTTTTATAATGAAATTTCATCTGGGCGTACTAGAGTTACTAAGGACAATTACGAAGAACTACTCGCAACAATTGGCGACAATGAAAAGGAAGCTGTTAGACTTGCTGAAGAACAACACAAGGAGTTGCAATCTAGTGCAGAAGCCGTATGGATAGACGCACAGAACATATATGCTGTTGGCTCGGATGAGTACTTGCAAGCCCAAAGAGATTTTAATGATAGTACGGTTGCCAATGAAGAAAACAGAAGATTGAAGATAAAAACAGCGTTTGAGCAAAGCGGGGTTACAAGAAAGATTTTAGAGGAACAGCTGAAAAAAGAAGCTGCCGCTTATGAAGATACGGAAGATAAAATAAATAAATACTTTGAAGCCACGCATAAGCTTGCATATTTCAGCGAAGATTCAGACGAATTCAAAGCCTTGACCAAAGAATTAGAAACGCTTGACAAAGCATTAAGTGATAGTGTTTTCGCACGCTGGGATAAAGGGCAGTGGAAGCTTAAAGCGGGAATTAAAACTGAACTTGACGACATGATTTCCACAATTCAAAACGCTACGCAAAGCAGTAAGTCAACAATGGAAACATACGGTAAAAATCTATCAGAGGGGTTAGAAAAAGGAATCGAGGATAAGTACAGGGATTTAGAAGAGACTGGGCGGGAAACAATTGCAGAGGTTATACAAGGCATTAAAGAAAAAGGAAAGATAAACTCCCCATCTAAAGAGTTAGAGAAATACGGAGCGTGGACTGGTGAAGGCTTTAAAATCGGTGTCGAAAGTCAAGGCAACAGTATTGTTAATGCGTTCACATCAATCTTTAATCGCATTTTAGATAAGACGGATACATTTGCAGGGTATTTTAGAGGTGCGGTTAATGGTTTAATGTCAGGCATGGCGATAGGTTTAAACGGTGTTAACTTAAACGCCGATAACAAAATCCAGTACAGCGAAATGCCTAAGCTTAAAATCCCCAAACTAGCACGAGGTGGCATAATCGACAGCCCTACTGTTGCAATGGTGGGTGAGGCGGGCAAAGAAGCGGTTATGCCACTTGAAAACAACACAGGCTGGATTGATATGTTAGCTGGCAAACTTGTAGCTATAATGTCACTGCAACAAGGCAATAATCAGCCAATAGTAAACAACATCACGCTAGACGGTAGAGATATAGCACATGAAATATCCAGAATTCAAAATGGGCAAGAAATTAGAGGCAACGGGAGGTAGCTATGGATGTAATTATAATCAACGGTGTTACCTTGCCATGCCCTGATGTTTTAGAGGTAACACCAAACAATATTCATTCGGAGGCGTCAGGGCGTTCACAATCGGGATATATGGCTCTTGAAATGATAAGGGCAGATGTTATCACCTTAAAATTAGGGTGGTCGCTAACAACTGCTGATGTTTGCAAGTCGATTGTATCAGCAACAGCACCATCAACATTTAGCGTAACTTATTTTGATTGCGAAATTGTAACTAAAACATTTTATGTGGGAAATCGAACACGCAATGTTATCAGGGTTAACGAAAACAACCCTGATAAAAGCTTGTATGCGACTACATTAACACTGGTTGAGTGCTAGGAGGTGCAATATGTATAGTGTTTCAACAGCATATAAAAATGCGATAAGGAGATTAACGCCTAATCTTGACATGAACAGCTATGTGTCAGGCACTATTACCCTATCAGATGACACGATAATCACAGTAGTCAATGACGATATAGCGAATTTAAGAAATATAAATCAATGTGTATCAAAGAACGGGTTTTCAATCGGACATTCAAACACCGGCGAACAAGAGCTGATATTGTATGACGATGTGACGAATTACAGGGCGTTCAAGGGTGCTAGGATTGAGTTAAAATACTACCTTAAAATATCCCCTACAGAATATGAGGGCGTACCTCTAGGCGTTTTTACAGTTGTAGAAGCTACACGCCCTACAGCAACTACAATTAAGCTTGTAGGCTATGACAACATGGCTAAGTTTGACGTTGATTATCCGCTGAGCATAGATGATAGATACACCCTTAGAACGCCGTTTGAAAGGCTGAAGGATTTATGTACAGCGTTGGGCGTTGAATTGTGGGAGGCAGACGTTAACGCACAGCTTGAGTTAAGCAATATGCCAAATGGCACAGTATCACACTCATTAGCATTTTCCCCAGAGATAGTAACAGCTAGAGATTACCTTGATTATCTATGCCAATTATTATGTGGCTTTGCTACAATTGACAGGCAAGGCAGGTTAAGGATAGTTTGTTGGCGGCTGAAAGGCACGATAACAGGCTACAGCATACCCGATAATCTACGTAAAAAAAGCGTATTTAATGACACGGTATTAAAATATAGTGCCGTTAATATGTCAGTTAGTTTTATCGGGGGGAATGATACATCTGTTAAAAATATTATCGCCCCCGAAACACCAACAGGAGCAGGCGAAGTTTTGAGTATGTACACTAATGCGTTAATCAGAGCCACGCTATATAATAACGCACAAACGGTGTTAGACAATATAGCAAGCGTTATGACCAACACAGACCCATCAAACGGTACAGTTATGCAGTGGATACCCTGTGATATACAGTATACTGGCGACCCAGCACTTGACTTAGGCGATTGGGTAACCTACACAGGATATACAGCAGGAGATGGCGTGGAAGTATCGTGGGTGGCAAAGGCTTGAAACGCTTGATATGAATAGACAAGCTGAACGGGCGAATAACGCAAACAGGGTTAAGCAGGCAGAACAGGCAGCAATAATTGTTTCACTTACTGACGATGTAGCCGAAAAGTGGGAATATGACTTTGTTAATGAGGGCAAAGAAGTACGAATTTTAGGCTATCTTGGCAACAACACAAAAGTAACAATCCCTAGCGACATTGAGGGGAAATCTGTAACTACTATCGGCAGTGGCGAATTCTCTGCCCCTCTAACTGGAGTTGGAAAAATCCTTGAATTGGTGATACCGAATAGCGTTCACACTATTTCGAATTATGCTTTTTATTCGCAATATGGAGCAGAGAAAATATTAAAGCGTGTGATTATTGGGAATGGCGTTCAGACTATTGGAAGTAATGCGTTTAGAAATTGCTATCTTCTTGAGTATATCTCAATTGGCGATGGGGTAAAAGAGATTGGTCAAAGTGCATTTCAGCAGGCTGGTCGAAACTCTGTGAGTGATGATTGTATAGTAATGTTTGGAAAAAACGTTGAGAAAATTGGCGATTGGGCATTTAGTGGATGTTACCACTTTAGAAATTTGAATCTTCCTAATAAGCTTAAAGAAATCGGCGTATGTGCGTTTGAAAATTGTGGATTGCTAGAAATTGTTATTCCCGACAGTGTTGAAATCATTAATCAAAGTGCTTTTGATGGTTGCCAAAATGCCAAGAAGTTAACACTTAATAATACTTTAACAATTATAGATAGAGCCGTATTCCGTTCTTGGTATGGTTTGGAGGATGTGTACATTCCACCTCAAGTTACGACTATTGGCAAACGGGCATTTGAGCATGCTCATTCTCTCGTGCCTCCCACTGTGTATATGTCAGAAACATGCACATATTTTTATGAAGAGGGTTCGATTGACAATTCATTCCGTTCTGGAGTAAATATAATTAGATATAAAGGTGATATTTACGACAATAAACCGTTATTTTTTAATGAGTTTGCAGAATTTCCATCTGTCGGCAATGAATATCACCTGTATATCGCAAAGGATACAAATGGGATATACAGGTGGGATAGCATAGCATATGTTGCAGTTAGTGGTACAGGCGATACCCACGCCACAACCGAAACAAAAACAAACCAAAAATGGCTAGACGGTAAGCCAATATACAGGAAACTGTTTGAAATACCTAACGCAAACTTAACGGCAGGAACAACACAAATTACATTAGGCGTAGACGCTGAAACCATAACAAACCTACACGCAACAATGGGATACACGGCTACAACGTCATTAATTAACGTTAATTCGTATTGGTGCAGTGATTTAATTCCGATAGCAACATCACAAATTATTAAAATTGAGTGTACTGATGGAAATTTAGAGATATTGAAGCAGAATGATATGTCGGTGGACTATGAGAATCTAAAAATAACGATAGAATACACAAAATCAACGGATTAAGGAGGTATAAATGTTTAAGATTAATCCAAATGACAACACGATGACGTTAACCAAAGGTAATTCAGCAGAGTTTATAATTTCGCCTACCGTTGCAGATCCTGATGACGCAAGCAAAACAATCCCCTACATTTTGCAAGAGGGCGAACGGATAATTTTCACCGTCAAAAGCCGTTATTCCGATGATAAACTGATTGAAAAAATCTTTACAAATGCAGATTACAACGGCAATGGCGGGATAAATGTTGCACTAACGTGTCAAGATACAGCTGTTCTAGACGTTAATTCATACATTTATGACGTGGCATTTCAGCCTGTTGGTACGGATAAATTTGAAACATTTATCGGTTTAGCAGAGTTTAAAGTTGTACGCAGAGTATCGGAGGCGATAACCGATGAATAAATTCAAAATATCGGGTACTATTGGGAAAGTCGGAAGTCTAACAGGCGGTTTAAGTATGCCACAGGGAAGTGTGATGAATGACTATGAAAAATTGATTAATAAACCATTAGTATTTGATAGTTCGGCGAACTTCCCACCCACAGGAAACGCAGAGAGGCTATATATAGCGACTAATGTTAATAAAATTTACTATTGGACAGGCACAACATACGCAGATATTAGTGGCAGTGGTGGAGGTGGTACAGATGGCAAATCTCCATACATTGGTGAAAATAAGAACTGGTATGTTTACAACGATTTAACGCATACATGGATTGATACAGGGGTTAAGGCGGAGGGAAAAGACGGCAAAGACGGTGCTAATGGATTAGATGGCATTAATGGAGCAGACGGAAAATCAGCATATCAAATATGGCTAGATAATGGCAATGTTGGCACAGAACTAGATTTTTTAGCTAGTCTTAAAGGGTTACAAGGTGACAAAGGCGAAGATGGTCTTAATGGTACAAATGGTATAGATGGTACAGACGGAATTGACGGAATTGACGGCACTAACGGAAAATCGGCTTATGAAATTGCTGTTATAGGTGGATTTACCGGAACTGAAGTTGAATGGCTTGCAAGCTTAAAAGGTGCTAAGGGCGACACGGGGCAAGATGGTATTGACGGAACAAACGGCATTGATGGTGCAAAAGGCGACAAAGGTGACAAGGGCGACAAGGGTGATAAAGGTGAAGATGGATATACACCAGTAAAAGGTACTGATTACCTCACTCCTGCTGATATTGCTAGTTTAGGAATAAAACCAACCATAATAACAGACTTATCAGCTACAACCCAAACAATTACCCTCACAGACAACACAGAGTACCGTTATGGCACGTTAACATCTTTAGCTATAACTTGGACTACCTCCGACATACATTGCTCTATGGCGTTTACAGGTGGTGTAGGCGTTACATTTAGTATAACAGCAGGAACAAAAATAGTTGGTACAGATGTAGTTGATAATGTTTTTACTCCAGTTGTCAACAAACGCTATAATTTGGGCTTTGAATTTGACGGAGTTAACAGAACTATGTATGTATCGGGGGTAGAATAATGACACAGATACAACGTAAAATTAATTGGATAAAAATGCACGCATTACAAGAAGCACAAAAGCCTGTTAGTGATGCATTTATTACAACGTGGAATATGACCGTAGGAAGTTTCACATTATTAACGCAAGAAGGCACGTACAACGCTACTATTGACTGGGGAGATGGGCAGACTTCCACTCACACAACAGGAAATCCAACGCATACATATGCAAAGGCTGGGCAGTATCAGATAAAGATTACAGGGCAGTATAATGGGTTGAGAATTAATAACGATACAACTCAAAAGGATAAATTAATTGCTGTTAATGCGTGGGGTGATGTTGGGTTTACGAGTTTTGCTTCTGCATTTCGTGGTTGTTCAAATTTAATCAGCTTGCCGAGCGGGAGTATTACAGGAGCAGAAAGTGTTACAAGTTTTTATGTTTGTTTTTATGGTTGCACATCTCTCACAGCAATTCCAACTGATTTGTTTAAATACACTGTTAGTGTTACAATTTTTCAATATTGTTTTGGTAATTGCACATCACTCACAACAATTCCAACTGATTTGTTTAAATACACTGTTAGTGTTACAAATTTTCAACAGTGTTTTTATGGTTGCAAAAATCTTGCATTACCAACATCTATATTTAATTTTCAAGCATTACAGATGAAACATCCAAATATGAGCTATTGCTTTTCTGTATCTTCCATATCAGACAGTCCCACAGGTACAGTTCAACCTATTTGGAATTATGTCACGATTACAGCTAAAAACTATTGTTTCCAAAACTGCACAGCCCTAGCCAACTATTCACAAATCCCAGAATTATGGAGGTAACCCATGCGATACAAATACATAGACCAATACACACCACCTCAACAAATAACATCTGTGACGATTAATAACATTACAACATCAACGATTTATGACAGTTCAAATTTTGACAGTTTGGTTGATTCCGTGGGAACTGGTAAAATATTTATTCCCACAGAACAGCCTGAATGTGATGAGGGATATTATGCTAAGGCTAGTTATGTTGATGGTGATTTTATAACAATGGTTTGGGAGGTTGTGGAGGTTATCAAAGACGAATTTAAAATAACCAATGAACGTGTTAATTTATTGACGGACAGAGCAGACGCGACTGAATTAGCGATTTTTGGAATGATGATATGAAAGGAGGTGGTATAAATGTTTTATAACCTGATATTGAATATGTGGATAATGGCTACAATCACAGCTGAACAGGTGCAATCGAAAGCACCTAAATACATCTCGCAGCTACAAGTTGAGATGATTTTAGCAACACCACAAGCACCGATTGAGCCAC